CCTATATAAATGCCTTTTGTTTTTATCTCATGTCTAGCCTTATTTGATAACATTAAAGCATCTAATAAATCATCATGTAATCCTGGTGGATGTGTAAATGATAATTTACCATTGTTACCTAATTTATAAGTGTATAATGACATTTCCTGATATAAATCAGGATTTAATTCTTTAGTAGGTAATTCCACAGTCATCTCTTCGATGTCTGAAATTAATGTTCTTACTAATGCTGTTTTGGAATCTTGTGTAGTAGTAAATCCTTGTACTTTACGATACTTAGGTCTTATTAGATCATACATTGCCTGACCTATACCATTTCGCTCAATATATCCTCCTACTACATTGTATCTACTACAGACTTGAATAAATTTCTCTGCGATCTGTGTAATGTTCTCTCCATTTCGTTTTTCCATATAGAGAACTCGCCCGGATTCAGCTTGGATCGATATTGCTGAGAAATCGTTTGAAAGTCCTGTGTCAATCCCAATAAAGCATTTTTCTTGCCTATTTGATTGCTCATAATTTCTAAGTATACAAACGTTATCTATACCAGTAAATACGTCAGATGATGCATCTGTAAATTCAGCAAAATATTCTTGTCTAAAAATTGATTCAGGTAAACTACGTTCTTGATCCTTTAAAAATTCATCATCTATATAAGGTGAATCAAATGATGTACCACTAAAACTAGTATATGATGGATGTTCTTCGCTTATTCCACGTAAATACATGTTATAAAACCAATTCCTACCTTTAGGCGTACTAATCATCAAACATTTCTTTCCAATTGAAGTTAAAGTGGGAAGTATTGCTTCTTGAATTGATGTTTGTTTTATGAATGCCGCCTCATCCACGACCATATAATTGAAACTAAAACCACGTATGCTATCACTTCGTTCACCTGAGAGGAAAATAAGAGTAGAACCATTTATAAATTTAATTGTTAGATCTGCTTTGTTTTTTTCTGCTATAACACCATGTGCTGCTGCAGTTAATTCTTGAAATACTTTCTTTGCTTGATTATAAATTGGAGATATCCAAGCACCTTTTTGATCATTTCTACCTAATAACCAATATAATAATAAATTTTGACCTAATAAGGATTTACCAAACTGTCTACCAGTTACTACAACACCAAATTTATGAGGTGAATCAGCAAATCCATCTATGATTTCTTTTTGCTTATCAAACGGTGTGAATAGTGTCACGTGCATCCTTTATCTTTTTAATTTCATCACGAACATAAGCTGCCTTTTCATAGTCCTCATCTCTTGCAAGTTCTACTTCTACCTCTTCCATTGCCTCAATTATGGTATCATAAATGAAAAGGCCAGCCTGTTCGATTTTATCTAATTTTCTGAAGTCGAACCCCATTGTAAGTTTAAATCTTTTACTGTTACATCTACCTGTGATCTTTCAACTTCACCACCTCTAATTTTATTCTGGTATTTTACTGTCTCAAGCCATACTCTTCTATCCTCGTTTTGAATAGCATTTTCCTTGAGACGTTCTAGTTCCAACATTGTTTGATTAACTGATTGTTTTATACTATCAGAAAAATCATCACTAATTATTTCCCAAGCCTTTGTCCAGACCACATTAGCATATTTGCGATTGGCACTATATTTCTCCATATACCACGAAGTAAATTGAGACCATCCTGAACGATTGTTCATAATGTAATCAATACATTCTTGTAAATTTTGAATGTTTTCTATTTTATTTGCTTTAGCCATTTACTTTCTTCTTTATTTTTTCAGGCACAATATCACCACTATACATACTTATATCGTTATATACACGTCTATTTACCTCATCAATATCCCAAACAAATGTTTTCTTGGTTTTTAACTTTTCTGTACCCCAGTTTTTGCTTGCCTTGATGTTAATCATCGATCTTCCCATTTTTTAGTTCATCTAAGTATTCATAAACAATTTGCTTAACTAGCGATTTTAAACGTTCTTCACGTTTATTATTGTGTTTACTTTTGAATTGTATCCACTTTGCCCATATCGCATTTCGTCTAATGAATATTACAGTAAATAATGAGCTAATTACTGCTGTAGAACTGAGTATTAAAATGTAAATGTGATCCATAACTTTAGAATTCTATATCGTATTTGTCTTCCAATAATATTTTTAGCCGTTTCAATGCCCTTTTTAGATCACGACCTACTGTAGCAGAAGATATACCTGTTTGTTCTCCAATTGCCTTTGCAGAAAGACCTTCTATATAGTATTTACTTACAAGATATTTGTCGTAATAATCTAAATCTTCAATTGCTTCTTTAACCTTTTCTATTTGTTGTTCTTTTAATTCCCAATTTGATTCATGTTTTCTATCATGGTAGGTAAGGTTTATTTCACCTGTATTTCTAGAGAATTTTCTGTAAGTGTGATAAAACATTGATGTAGAAGACTTAATGCTTAATGCCATGCTTCTAGTGATATAATTTTCTGGATTACCATTAACAATTATATCATATTGTTTGTCTAAAGGCATTTTACGAAAACTTTCATAGACATAAGGAATAATGTCCGAACCCCATTTACTTATCGCAGCAAGACTATAACCACAAACTTTATGCACGTTTATCTGCAATTGTTTGTAGTTTTTGTCCCACCACTCAATTATAACTTGTTCTTTTTCTTCCTTGGTCATTTACTATAACTATATAATAGTAGGTTCAAAATACAAAAATTATCCAATATCTGCAAATAATTTTTCAAATTCTAATTTTTTACGTTGTGATTCTGTAACCTCAATATCAACATTATCAATAACGGTGGGGGAACTTAAGGCGGAAACAGGAACATCAACCCCAACCTCAACATCAACTCCAACAGCCTCCCTAGAGACTCTAACTTCCTCCTTAGATACTCTAGGAGCCTCCTTAGAGCCTCCTTGATATTCCTGGAGTTTCTTAAGCCTGTCTTCTTCTAACCGTTTCATGTATTTAAGTTTGTCGGCAAAGAACATTTTTAACATTGGTGATTCTGGATTAGGTTCAACTCCATCAGTGTAAAATTCAAATAGCATTACAAGCATTTGTTTTACATCCTCTGGGTCCATAAGCCTAATTGAATCCTCCCAGTCTAGATAAATTGGAAATTGTTTTCTTTTTTTCATAATTACACGTTTTTAAGTGACAGGGACAGCATCAAAGGCAAACGTGCAGGAAAACCAATGATGCTGTATGTCGAAATAATATTTTGAAAACTGCACGTTTCATTCATAACTATATAATAAGAAAAGAAAGTTACAAAGACAACCTATCTTGAAAGAGCTGTTACAAATGTATTTACTGCATCGTAGAAGTTAGAAATTTCTGTAGCATCTAAACCTAATCCTGATGAAGCAAAAGCATAACCCCTACCATGAGTACCATCTGCAACAGTAGTTCCACCTCGGTAACTACCACCAATTGCAACTGTTCTTCCTAACCAATCATGAGATGCGATTGTTTGGCTTACTGATGTTTGTGCGCTACTACCTCTAACTGTTTGAGTTGAGGTTCCTGTGTTATTACTCATGTAGAAATTTTCTGCTGGAGTATGAGAATCTGTAGCATAATTTAATGTTTCAAAACAAGCATATTGTGTACTATTACCAAATGAGATAATTATACACCAGTCATCTCTATCAACTCCAGAACCTCTAAATACACCCATATCATAACCTCTTACATTATTTACAGTGTTGGCCCAAACTGACATATGTGTACCATTTGAAGGTGTACCTGAATAATCATCAGGTGAAATGTGAGTTAAACCAAAATCACTATTTGTTGAACCAGGTGTAAATCCATCTGAATTAAATGTATTAGTACCATACATTGTAATTCTGTAAGCACCATCTGTATCCTGAGGATCTTTTAAGTTGTATTTACAAGCATCTGCATCTGAACCTACAAACGGATATAAAGCATCCATTTTAGTCCATATTGAATCAGCCTTAAGATCTAAAACTAATTGGTTTACAGCATCTTTTTCAGTAGTAGTTAATGAAATTCCTTCAACATCTTCTATTTGAGTAAAGAATGCTTGTGCATCAGTATCAAATGATGGTGCCGCACTCCATACTTCTACATTACCTCTATAAACATTACTTACTGCAGTATTGCCTCTGTAAATTGCTTCAATAGCAGTGTTACCTCTATAAATTTCTCCTGCCATATTATTTTTTTATGCTGTGTTTATTACAAAATATAATACATCATTTGAAGCACTCCCAGAAATAGCATCATACTCTGTTTTACTACCTTGCCATAATTGTATACTTCCAGAACTACTATTTAAATTTTTCTGATAATCAGCTATTGAAGCCGAAGTAGCATATGAAGATGAAATTGCATCATCAGCATTTAAAGCGTGAGATGATGATATAGCACTATCAGCATTTAAGGCATGAGATGCACTTGTTGCTGAAGCAACTGCTCCATCTACGTTACTACCTGCTACATAAGATGCTGTTGTTGCAGTTGTTGCCGTTAAAGCACTGTCAGCAATTATAGCATGTGAAGCAGATGTTGCTGTATCTGCTGCTAATGCACTATCAGCTTGTACTGCGTGACTTGCTGATGTTGCTGTATCTGCTGTTAGAGAACTATCGGCTTGTACAGCATGCGATGCTGATACTGCTGTTGAAGCTTCTCCGCTTAAACTACCAGTAATTCCACCTGTTACACCTAAACTACCTGTTACCTCTGAATCAGATCCTAATACAATAGTAGAACCATCATCTGTAATATTAGAATCATTTAAATGGTGACCTCCATCTCCTTTAGGAATAGTATTATTTGTAAGATAAACTGGTGAGCCTTTAGTAGTATATTCTGGTCCAAACATTGCAATAGCAAAATCTGTTGGATCATCACCTTCATAGTGATAGAACCAATCATTAGTTTGACCATCCCATTCAAATGAAGCAGTAGTATTTGGAGCTCCTGAACCTGAATCTTGTACTATAATACCAGCAAATCGTTCTGTTGGTGTATCATTATTTAAGATAATAAATGCATCACCAATTATTTTAGCTGATCCAGTTACACTTTCTAAAAATCCAATTGATGCAGATTGGAAATTAGCACTTGATGCTGAAATTGAATTTATATTTAAGTTAGCAGTTGAAATAACATCTAATGCTAATGAAGCAGTACCTACTGTTAAAGCATCTTTATCTGTTGGGGTTGCAACTCCATCTGAATTACCTACCCATAGATAATTTTCTGTAATATTAGGTACATCATTTGATCTACCACTTCCTAATACTACTAATTCACCATCTGAAGCATTTACTTTACCTACAACACCAATGTTTTGAATTAACGATGAACCAGTTGGTTTAGTACCTGTAAATCCACCTGCAGCATTTACATAAACATTTTCTCCTGCAGTTAATCCTGCTGTATTAATTCCAATAATTCTACCTGATACAATTGCTTGACCAGATGCATTTGTTGAGATAGCCTCATTTGCAATAGCAAATCCAGGCATTTTATTTGCATCTGTTGAATCAGCTAATTCTACGTCAATGTTTTCTCCTGTTACACCAGTTGCATGTAATACATCTCCTTTAGCAATTGGTCCTCCAGATGTATTTTTAACTTGTACAATTAAATCATTTGCATCATGAGCTAAATTTGCTTTTGAAGATGAAACAGCATAAGAAGCACTTACTGCATAAGAAGCACTTACTACTGAACCTAATAATACAGATGCTGTAGCAGCATATGATGCAGATACTACATTATTTGCTGTAATTGCGAATGTAGATGCGTCTCCCTTTGTAAATGTAATAGTAGCGTCGCTTATAGAAGCAGTAGTAAGTAAACTACCGGTATCTACCTGATTTGTAACATTTAAAGCATGCGAGGCAGTTATAGCATAAGAAGATGAAATAGCATCATCAGCATTCAAGGCATGAGAGGATGAAATAGCATTATCTGCATTCAAAGCGTGTGAGGCACTTGTAGCTGTATTTGCTGCTAATGCTGAATCAGCTTGTACTGCATGAGAAGCACTTAATGCTGTATCTGAATAAGATGAAGATGTAGCAACTTCAGCAGTTGTAGCTAAAGATGCTGTTATTGTTAATTCGTCTACTTGAGATCCTGTAGCAGTCCCTAAAACACTACCAGATATTTGTAATATCTGTTGGAATGAAGCAGAAATCGGTAAATTTGAAATATTTGGTATTGCCATGTCTTAATTAATTATTTGGTGGTGGTACTGCAGGATAAGCAGAATCTGTTACTTTAATTCCATATCTCTTAGCCCAATTATAAAATGTACCTCTTGTATTTTGAGAAAATACTACTGGTGAAGTAAATTGTGTTCCATAATCAGGTTGTTGTTGATACAAGAAATCATTGTCATTTAATTCTGGGTATGATCCTTGTTTTTCATTTATGAAGCGTGATAATCTATCACTGTAATATTCAAATTTGTTACGGCATGATTTACGTTTCATTTCGTAAACTGTTCTATCTACCGCAATTGTATTTTCACCACCTTGTGGGATAAGTAAACCATCATTTCTTGTTCTAATGTATGATGATTCTAAAATATAATAGTAGGAAGCGTATAGTAACATATCTTGAATGTACTCATCAAGTAACGTTTTATACTCTGCATTCGCACTATCGTTTATATCTCCTGATTCGACTAAGTCGATCATTTTATTATAAAGAGAAGTACCAATTACTCGTTGTAATTCTATATCCTGTGCCTCTCTAATATTGTTTTTAATTAAGTTAGCATCTAAGTTATTGTTAATATCTGAATATTGGCTAACTTTGGCCCATGAAATGAGTAAGGTATTTGTCATCTTTATTCGTTTATTTCTTCTACTTGTTCTTCTATTTCAACTATATCTTCTACATCAGCTTCTTGTGAAGTAACTACTTCAGTAGCTTTTTCTTCATCAATTACTAATGGATTATCTTGAATTACTCCTAAAGTTGTAGGTCCATAATTGATACCTAATAACATTTCAAAACAAGATAAGATAGATTGTTGATAAGGTAATACAACTGTGTTTAAGAATAATCTCCATGCTGTAACTAATTCATCAGCATTGTTTCCTAAACCTGTGTTTTGTTTAATTCCTAATAAAGCAGGAGAAGATATTCTATGTCCTGTTAGGATTTTTTGCATTACCATATCATTTACCTCAGTATAATAACCATCACTTCCATTTTGAGGAATTGGGTTTATTTGAGGTGCGGCTGCAGGATCATCAACATCCATGTATAACATGTTACCTGCATTATTCGTTCCACTATATTGTGACTTAAGCATTTGCTCAATAGCATTTCTTTCATCATCTGAAGCATTTGTGAAAGTTGTAATTGCTAAAGATGGTGCTAAACCATTTTTTAAGTTATTGATATGGAAGTTATCTACTTCTTTATCTAAATCAATTACTGCGGCTGCGCCAACATAATCAGGTAGAGGATAATACTCTTGACCTGGTCTATAGGGTTGATGAACAAATATTTGCTTGGGTTCGTCTAATTTGTTCATCGGGTTGAAGACGGGTAGGTAGGGTACGTCTTGTAATTCGGTTGTTCCGTAAGAATACTTTCTCCAGTTATTGTTTATAAAATATCCTGGACATTGGTTTCTATAATCTTTTTCTTTTGCTCTAATATAAGAGAAGTCAATGTGATAAACTTCTGCAATGCGAGATCTATCTCTTGACCAAATAATTTCTAAGGCGAATCCGCCAAATATTTTGTAATCATATGCTACATTATTGTAGATGTCAGTCCATGAATCACCTGACTTATTAGCATATTTTAGAATTTCTTCATTTTCTGTAACTAATCCTTCTCCTCTAATAGCTTCTACTACTGCATTAATACAAGCAGCATGTATTGAAGAATGGTTGTACAAATCGATTAAATAATCTGGGTATTGGTTGTCATTCCCAAATTTAACAAACTTGCCTTTACCATCTTTTTCTCTAGCTGATCTAGATTTGTAGGCAAACCTTTCTATATTGGAAAAGTTTAATTTTGATTTTTTATCCATCGTATACTGAATAAATTGGTTCGTCTTCAAATTCATATTTGTAAATAGGATCATAATCAGATCCTGATACAAATGCTCTGTTAGTGGCTAGTAAGTCTCCTATTATAACACCACTTCCAGAATAACTAGCCCATCTTTCATCTTCTTGAATCCAAGTATCTGTTGCATAAATCCATTCTGGATTATCTACAGGTCTAGTTATTTTATAAATGTTCAAGTCATATTGTCCACTTGCTGAAGGTATAAGATCATTCCTACTTTCAAGTAGTAACCAACCTCCTAGAACATCATTTGATGTATTACTTGTTACATCAGCATCCAATTGAGTTCGTTGACCAGAATAAGAAGAGGTAAATTGATACCTTACCTTGGTCTCAATATACCTTTCATCTATAAACTGTGCTACAGTTTTAGTTCCCGATCCTGAATATTGAAATTGAAGCATTTACTATGTTTATTATAAGTAGAGAAAAAGGGCTATCGTTATTGATAACCCTTCTCTACATTAAAATTATCCTACAGTAATACCTGTTAGTACTCCTGTTAGGTTAGATCCTGAAACTTCACTAGCAGGAAGCGGTTCCTGTCCTGTAAAAGTTAAAGAATATCCATTTAGATCTCCAAACGCGGTCCCAGTTTGCCCAGTTCCACCTGATAAAGTCATGCCGTTGTCTTGACCTGCTAGGAAAAATACTCCTACGCTGTCATCTCCGCCATTATTTGTTTCAACTACAATTTTTAAAGCAGGATTTTGTGCCAATACTTTAATTTGGTTTCTAGTTGAAGACTGCATCTTGTGGAATGGTGAGTTAACTACTTGCTCATAGAAAACTGTACCATTTTCAACTGAAGCGTTGATAGTTTCAGTAAAATCACCTGTTTGTTTTGCAAGTTCAAATTTGTAAAATACACCTGAACCTGAAATATCAGTGATTAAACCATTATCTGCTCCAGTTACTCCGGCTACAGAACCAGAAAGGATATAAATGTTCTTGATTCCTCCCGAATTATCTCTACATGCTAGAGAAAATCCACTTGTAATATCACATGCCATAATCTTCTGGTTTTATAAGGTTATACGTTTATTATAGATCATTACTAACCCAGTATTCCGGATGAGCAATATTTTGTGCTAATTTGTTTCTCAAACGATATTTTAAAGCATCGTCATTGATATCATACCACAATTGGAAGTTAGTTGTATCTGAAGTTAGATCAGTTCCAATAAAGCAATCGCTTGCTGGGCCTAATACTACTCTTTCAGATGAACCTAATCCTGCAGTTCCAACGATTTTCACGTTAGGGAATCCAGGCATTGGTACTTCCCATCCACCTACACGTTTTTGTACGCTAGTAGGATCGAAATGGAATAAGTTCTGAGTTGTAAATCCTGATACAATTCTTTGGAATACAGTTGATCCAACAAAGAAAGTTAAATCTTCAGCATCTTGAATATCCTCATCAGCATCTTGAATAAATGCAGCTAATTGAGCATATGCAGTTGAACCAGTGATAGCAGTTGCACCATCTCCAGTAGCAGCTACTACTCCAGCAGTGTTACCTGAATCGATGATATACTTAAGACCATTTACTGAAGGTGTTAAATAAGCGTTATAAGCACTTCCTGATTCAGCAGTCCAAATAAATAGATCATTATCTTTTTGTACTTTAGCTACTAAGTCAGAAGTCATATCATTTAACAATCCAAAAGTTTCTTCATAAGATCCTTCTGGTAAAGCAGAAATACCTAGATACTTTTGAGTTAATGATTGTAAATTTAAAGAATCATAAAATGTTCTTTTTGTAGTTGTCAGATTTCTCTGAGTGAATGTTACATTCCCTTGAGGAGTAGTTACAGAATCACCACCTTGAGCAGTTGCAGTAACGCTCATTAGGTTGATAGGCTCTTCATATTTAATACCCTCTTGGATGCTTGCATACTGTGCAGTAGTTCCTTGGAATACAGAATCCAATACTACTTTTCCGGCAACTTCGTTATTGAAGTCTGATAATGCCGATACGTCAAATCCAGCCATGATTAATGTTTAATTTAAGTTTAATAATTATTTTTTCAGTTTATTAAGCAACTGATTATACTTTTTTTCAGCTTTTGCAGTTGCGAATGCGTGAGAAGAGAACTTTTTTCCAGTAGTTGGAACTGTTTTTTCTTCAGCGGGTTCAGAAGCAAATGCAGACATTTTTTCTTTAATGTCTATAATGTCTACTTCCATCATTTTGATTTTTTCGTCGTACTTAGCCATTTTTTCTTCAATAGCTTCTCCGACAACTTCGATGATTTCTTCTAAAGAAGGCATTTCCTCCATTTTAGTCTCATCTTCTTCGTGCTCAGCCATAGCTTCCTCTGTTGACTCTTCAGTAGCTTCTTCAGTGTCTTCTGCAGACATTTCTTCTTCTACTGTTTCTTCAACTTTCTCTTCAGCCATTTCTGTTTCGATAGTTTCTACTTCTTCAGCTAGATCAGCAGAGCCTTCACCTTCCTCGTCTGGTCTTTTAACACCAGTGATGATGCCTTCTGCATCAACAGTTAATACGATTCCGCTTTTGGTTACATGATCTCCCTCCGGTGCGCTTACTTTTTCACCTTCTTCAGTGATAACTTTTAGTGCTTGCCCTACAGCAAATTCACCAGCTATATCATTGGTTACTTTAGTTCCGTCCTCAAGAGTCGCGTCCGCAAAGTTTTCAGATTTTTCGACTAAATTGAAGTGCTCCTTTACAAGGTCTTTCAATTGATCTTTAGTCATAATATAAAAAATTACAGAATGAGACTTAGGTGTCTCATCTACCCAATAAATATATAAGTAAATAATTCTTAAAATCCTTTGGAATCCCTTGCATTTTTTCTTATCTTATATATAGTTATAATAAAACACAACTATGAAAGCATGTACAAAATGTAAAATAGAAAAACCATTTACTGAATTTTACAAACATTCTGTAAATAAAAGTGGTTATCAATCACAATGTAAACAATGTTGTAATGAACGTTTAAAAAAATGGTATAAAACACCTGAAGGTAAAGCCGCTCAACGTGAATGGTTTTTAAAAAATAAAGAAAGACATTATGCTAATGTTACTAGATGGCATAAGAAAAATAGAAAAAAAACTAATCAATTTGTTTATAACTGGTATGAAAAGAATGTTCAAACTTTTGTTAAAATTCAAGACAAATATCAATCTAAAGTACCACCTAGTGTTTATTGTATAAAATATAATGATGAAGTTATTTATGTTGGTAAAGCTCGTAAACCATTAGCCAGAGTAAATGTTCATTTATCAACTATAAAAACCGATAATAACTTAACTAAAGTAAATAAGTTGCATAGTTATTGTGGTTTTGATAAGTCTGCGTTTAAATACGAGTTTCTAGAGCAAGGTGAATATGATTCGCTACTAGAGAGAGAACGATATTGGGAAGAATATTATGATGCTAAAGGTAATTATAAAAGAATATTCGGTAAAGTAAAATCAATTAATCAAATTTTAAAAGATATAGGTGGTAAAACATCTCATGAAAAATATGGACACAAATAGAGTAGATTATATTACAACTTTTTATTTTGGTAAAAGAAGATGTTTTAAAAATCAAGCTGATTATGAAAAAAACATTTATAATTTTTTAAATGAACAAATCAAATATATAAAAGAACATAGAAACGAATATCATAATGTTTTATTTGTTATAAATGAAAGAACTAAATACAACGAATATGATAAACAATATATAGACGAACATTGCCAAGGTTTAGACATTAAATTTATTTATCGCCCTAATGAAAATTTATCTTATGGAGCATGGCAAGATGCAATGAATTATTTATTTGAAGAAGGTATAGAAGGTGATTATGCCTTTTTAAATGAAGATGATTATATACCAATTGTTAAAGATTTTAAACAATACTGGTTAAAAAGAATGGATGATGAAACTTTATTTGTTTGTGGTTATTATAAAAAATATGAAGATAAACCTTTTAATAATCACCCATCAATTAGTTTTGGCCTTATG